AACTCAGAGACAGCAGCAGCTAGCTCAGCCGCAGCAGCAGCAACTACCTATGATAACTTTGATGACCGTTACCTTGGCGACAAAGCGTCTGACCCTACCTTGGACAATGACGGCAACGCTCTTTTAACGGGTGCGTTATATTTCAACACTACGTCAGATGCGATGAAGGTTTACACAGGCTCTTCTTGGGCTGCTGTAGCGCCTACAGCGACGTCAGTCACTGTAAGCCAAATTTCTGACCTGACCGCAACTGCTGCTGAAATTAATACACTTGATGGCATAACTGCTACCACAGCAGAGCTGAATATCCTTGATGGTGTAACCTCTACTGCCACAGAGCTTAACCTGTTAGACGGCGTCACAGCCTTGGTCACAGCAACTAGCACTGACACCTTTACGAACAAGACCATCCGAGACACTGTTTACGCTCTGTCAGGCACAGCCTTTGACGCTACCAACGGCGCAGTACAGACCAAGACTCTCGCAGCTAACACGACCTTCACAGACTCGCTAAGCTCAGGTGACGCTATCGTCCTACAGCTCGAAGCAGGTGCTAGTTACACAGTAACGTGGCCTACGATGACTTGGGTAACCTCCGGTGGTAATGTCGCTCCTACGCTGACTGCTAAGGACACACTGGTGTTCTGGAAAGTCTCCTCCGTACTCTACGGTGCATACACTGGCAGCTACGTTTAGGAGTAACGCATGAGCAAACTAACTAAAGCTCTAACGGCGGCTGCGGGTAATGCGGCAGGTGAGTCTCTGTACGTTGAGGATGTCTTCTCGACTTATTTGTATAATGGCACAGGCTCAAATATTACAATAGACAACGGCATTGATCTTGATGGCGAAGGCGGGATGGTTTGGTTTAAGACCAGATCAACCGCAAACGGCCATAACATTTACGATACTGAGCGTGGTAATGGGAAGTTATTATATATTACTACAGAACCTCAATATACAAATACAACTACGCCGTGGAGTGCTACGTCAACTGGATTTAATACTGGTAGAGATTTTGGTGGCTCTGAATCACAAAGCGGAGCAACTACAGCTTCATGGACATTCCGAAAGGCTGAGAAGTTCTTTGATGTTGTGACTTATACGGGTACAGGTGATTCAGCCCCCGGACAAACAGTCGCGCATAATCTTGGCAGTACGCCCGGCTTTATGATTATAAAAAGAACTGACTCTACAAGTGATTGGTCTTGCTATCATAGCGGTTTAACAAACAATGAATTCTATTTAAAATTAAACGGCACTAATGCAGAGACTGAAGATGCTACAGTATTTCCTTCTGCGCCTACAGACAGCAATTTTTATGTCAGAGCAGATAGAGTAAACGCAAGTGGAGGAAGTTTTGTAGCCTACCTATTCGCCTCAGACGCAGGAGGCTTTGGAGACGATGGCAGCGAGAGTATTATTAAGTGTGGGAGTTATACGGGAAATGGGTCTAGTAATGGCCCAGATGTTAATTTAGGTTTTGAACCACAATTTTTAATGGTAAAAAATACGACTGGCGGCAACTGGGTTATTGCTGACACTATGAGGAGTTTTGGTTTAGAAGACATGGCTAGTCTTTATCCAAATGCTTCCAACGCAGAATCAACTATTATTGCAGGCAAAGGAATTACTCCTACAGCAACAGGGTTCAAATGTATTGATGGCAATGCGACTACTAATCAAAACGCTGCTTCTCACATCTACATAGCCATACGCCGCCCAATGAAGACTCCTGAGTCTGGGACTGAGGTTTTTAGTCCTGTTGCCTATAGTGGAAATGGTGCGGGACAAAGAACAATTGATTTAGACCTTACGTTGGATATGCTAGTCACTAAAGGCCGTAATGCCACTATTGAAAATATTATGTACAACCGCTTATCAGGCACTAACAAAAGGTTAGTAACGTCGAGTTCTGCCAACGAAGCATCTTCGAGTACAAACGTACTTAAATCACTTGACCAAGAAGGAATCACCATAGGTTCGGACGTAGATATCAATGGTGGAAGCTATACTTACATAGCTTGGGCGTTTAAAAGAGCAAAAGGTTTTTTTGACACGGTTATGTACACTGGCAATGGTGTTGCGGGTAATACGATTACTCACAACTTAGGTGTTGTTCCAGAGCTGATAATTACTAAATCTAGAAGTTTATTTTTTGGTGGGCCGTGGAGGGCTTTTTCTGCTTATCTAAATGGAGAAACAAACCCGTGGGAGTATGAACTTGATTTAGCCAGTACCTCCAGTGAAGCAAGCTCAGAGAGAATGAATAATACAGCACCTACGTCAACTGTTTTTAGTCTAAATGATAACAGTTTGGTAAATGCAAATAATTATACTTATGTTGCTCATTTGTTTGCAAGCGTAGAAGGTGTGAGTAAAGTTGGAACTTATACTGGAACAGGTAATACTGGCACAAACGTAATTGATTGTGGGTTTTCGGCAGGAGCAAGGTTTGTATTAATTAAAAAAGTTAGCGGTAGCGGTAATTGGTATTGTTTTGACACTGCCCGCGGAATAACCGACGGAAATGCAGGAATATCTCTTCAATGGAATAGAGCCAACGCAGAAGTTTCCAACAGCGGAAACGTAAATATTGACCCAAATGCGTCTGGTTTTGAATTTGCGGGTGACATTTCTTATAATTATCTAAACACTTTAAACGAAAGATACATCTTCTTAGCAATAGCATAGGTGACACAATGGAATATCGTATTCAATCAACGGGCGAGTTAAAGACTCAAGGCGAAGTCCGCAGAATGCACAGCAACACATCACTGCCTAAAGTATGGGACGCTAACGTCTGCACTGCGCTTGGCATAGACCCTGTACTCGCAGCTCCTAAGCCTGACACTACTGGCTACACTCAAGCAGTCCGTAACGGCGCTACACAGGACGCTAACGGCAACTGGGTACAGGCGTGGACAGTAGTAGATATGTTTGCCGACACCACAGAGGACGGCGTTACTACGACCAAGGCTGAGCATGAGGCAGCTTATCAGGCTGATCTTGATACTAAGGCTGCTGAGTCTGTTCGCACACAGCGTGATAAACTACTAGCTGAAAGCGACTGGGTAACTGTAAAGGCAGTAGACCAAAACGCTCAAGACAGCCTTGGCATTCAAGTGCCACAGGTATGGCTAACCTACAGACAAGCCCTGCGTGACATTACAAGTCATGCTAACTTCCCGAACCTACAAGACACTGATTGGCCTATAGAACCATAGAAAAGAAGTAAAGGAACAATACAATGGAAGACCGATTGAGCAGAGTTGAAAAGAAGATTGACACACTCCAAGAAGCTATCGTGTCATTGGCGCGTGTTGAAGAAAGGCTTGTCACTGTGTTTAATCGGCAGTCCCATATAGAGACTAAAGTGGACGCTATAGAGAATAAGATGGATGTCTTAGCTGAAAACATGGCTAGCGCTAGAACAATGGAGCGTCTGATCTGGGTAGTTATTGTTGCAGGCATAAGCGCTGTCTTTACATACATAGGAAACTAAGATGACCTATTTACAATTAGTCAATAGTGTGCTTCGACGACTACGTGAGACTGAAGTAGACACTGTTGCAGAGACAAGCTACTCAGCCTTGGTTGGTGACTTTGTCAACGATGCTAAACAGATCGTAGAAGACTCACACAGTTGGTCAGCGCTGCGTACAGCTATTGAGTTTGACACAGTTGACGGCACGTCTACATACGCTCTTACAGGCTCTGGACAGGACGTTGAAGTCAGAGAAGCAATGAACGTTACAAGTAAGCTGCGTCTACGCAGTCGTAACAGAACATACATGAACAACTACTACAAGATTGGCGAACCTGCTTCTGGTGCGCCTTCTGAGTTTGCCTTTAGCGGCGCTGACAGCAACGGTGACATTACTGTACAAGTGTATCCACAGCCTAACGGTATTTACGAGCTGTACTTTGACTCGTTTGTACGACAGCCTGACTTAGCAGCTGACGCTACACGCCTTAAAGTGCCGCACAACCCTGTACTGCAGCTTGCATTAGGTATGGCATTGCGTGAAAGAGGCGAGACAGGTGGTCAATCTGCAGTAGAACAGTTTGCTATTGCTGACTCTGTTTTATCTGACGCTATTGCGTTTGACGCTAACAAGTACGGTGAAGACACTACCTACGTCGCTGTCTAAGGAACTTAAATGGCTCAACAACTACAAAGCATTACTATCACTGCGCCAGGATTTGCAGGCATTAACACGCAAGATGCGCCGTTGTCACAAGAGCCTACCTTTGCTGCTGTAGCAGATAACTGCGTCATTGACAAAGAAGGCAGAATAGCGGCTCGTAAGGGTTATAGCATATTAAACGGTAACGACTTGTTAGGCTCTTCAGACGGTGTCGAGTCTATGGGTGAGTTCGTTGCTGCTGATGGTGACATTACATTCTTTTCTGCAGGAAACAACAAGATATTCTCAGGAACTACCACAATGGTAGACGAGACGCCTGCAGGCTACACTATTACAGACAACAACTGGAAGATGGTCAACTTCAACGACTCAATGTATTTCTTTCAGCGCGGGTATGAGCCGTTAGTTTACAAAGCTAGCACAGACGTGTTTGATCCTATGTCAGCTCATGCACACGCTACAGGCACACCTCCAGAGGGTCACGTTTGCTTAGCAGCGTTTGGTCGTCTGTGGGTAGCAGACTTTGTAGATGACAAGTCTACTATCTACTGGTCTGACTTGCTACTTGGCGCACACTGGTCAGGAGGCTCTACAGGCAGCATAGACTTAACTAACGTCTGGCCTACAGGGTATGACACTATCACTGCTCTAGCGGCTCATAACGGCTTTTTAATCATCTTTGGACGCAACTCTATACTTGTCTACGAAGGTGCAGGCAGCCCTGCTAACATGACGCTGTCAGACACTATCTCTAACATAGGTTGTGTCAACAGAGACGCTGTAGTCAGCACAGGCAGAGACATTATCTTCTTAGACGACTCTGGTGTACGTAGCCTGTCTAGAACGATACAAGAGAAGTCAGCGCCCATTGGTGACGTGTCTAAGAACGTTAACAACGATATTAAGTCTTTGTTTGCATCAGAGACTGGCAACATTAAGATGCACTACTCGCCACGACAGGCGTTTGTGTTGCTTAACTTCCCTGAGCTTGGTGTTGTATACGCGTTTGACACACGCTTTCCTTTGCAGGACGGCAGTTATAGAGCTACAACGTGGTCACACATGAATCCTCTGTGCTTTACAGAGACAGCAGCAGAAGAGCTATACATTGGTGTGGTAGACGGCATTGCAGAGTATACAGGCTTTACTGATAACGCTACAGGCTATCAGTTGAGTTACTTTAGCCATCCGTTGAGCTTTGGCAGCACGTCTAACCTGAAGTTCTTAAAGAAGATTAACTTGACTACGTTTGACGGTGCAGAAGCAACAGTGGTGTTGAACTGGGCTTACGACTATTCAGGTGCTTACACTAAGCAAGCCTACACACTACCTAAGTCTAACGTTGGTCAGTACAACATTTCAGAATTTAACACAGAGGCTGAGTATTCGTCGTCTATAGCGCTTATCAATCGTCAGAAGATCAACGCCAATGGACAAGGTACTGTAGTCGCTGTTGGTGTTGAGACGACAGTAGAAGGCAAAACTATAGCAATACAAGAGCTTAACATTCACGCATTATTAGGAAGGATTGTTTAATGAGTAACTACACTAAGCTAACTAACTTTGCAGCTAAAGACGCTCTTGTTAGTGGTAACCCTGCTAAGGTAATTAAAGGTGTTGAAGTAGGTGCTGAGTTTGACTCTGTAGCTGTTGCGGTGAATAGCAAGGCAAACACCGCATCTCCTACGTTTACAGGTACAGCTACGTTTGACAACGTTACAGCTACAGGCACTATTGCCCTATCGACTGTTGACGGTGGCACATACTAATGACGCTGACTGAGGCTAAGCAGACACTAATGCTTGAGCTAGTCAGGGCTACTGCAGGTAACTACAGCATAGAAGAGCTACTAGAGCTGTACTACTTTATGACTGAGCCTGAAGAAGAAACCAAGCCAACGTTAACTGTTTTATCTAAAAAAGAAGTTGACAAGTCTTGCTAAATAGAGTAAAGCGTGCTATACTACTTGACATTTGGAGTGTTTTGTGTTTACTAAAGTAAAAGCAGCATTTAGCTTAGTACAGAAAGGAAAAGCAGTCGCTGACCCTGCTAAGTGGAAAAGTCGTCAGATAACCGCTACAGCGCTCACAGGAGCTATCTGGGCTGCTATACAGACTGCAGAGGCTTTTGGATATGTGCTACCAGTGGACGAGCAAACCGTTGACTCTGTTGCTGTTGGTGTGCTTGCTGCTGTTAACTGGCTGCTCACACTATCAACGTCTGAAAAGGTCGGGGTGTAGCGTAGGAGTCAAACCAGTAATGGTGAATCCTCATTGGATTAATGCAGTACCTAACATATATGGCGTTGAAGCCATTTTATTAACAGTGGAGTGTGACTTATGAGTTTGTTTGAATACTTGGGTTGGGTTAAGCGTCTATGGAATATGGTAGTCGATATAGTCAAACTAATCGAGGAGACAATTCCTGATGATGGAGCAGGCAAAGAAAAACTTATGGCATTTGATGTCATGCTCAAAGCAGCAATTGAAAAGGCTGACGACATTGATGCTGAGTTTGATAAGCTGCAGCCTGTGGCTCATGATATTGTTTCTAGTGTTGTTACTCTCTTTAATACCGTGGGACTATTTAGACGATCTAAGTAAAGATTAAACACTATTAATCTTTGCGCCTAAGGAATTATTATGGGTATTTTTTCAGACATTAACGATCCAATGGCCGACATATACGGACAAAGCGAAACATTTGGTGGCGTTGCGTCTTATTTGCCCGGACAAAGCGATGCGTATAATCGAGACGTAACCACAGGCATTTTAGATAATATTATTGGTGGCGCTGTTTCTAACATAGGCGGTACATTGGGTTTAGAAGAGCAGATTGCAGCAGGAATAAAAGCTCTTAATGATTTAATAGGCTTTGACTCTACACAGGCTACGCCTGAACAAATACAAGCAGCATTAGACGACATTAACAACCCTACAGCAGGCTTGATTAATTTAACTGTAGGCTCTAACGATATGTTTGTAGCAGATGACGCAACAACGGCAGCGGCTCAAGCTGCCTCTCAAGCTGCTGCTGACGCTGCTGCTGCTGACGCTGCTGCTGCTGACGCTGCTGCTGCTG